AGACAATGTATGGAGAAAGCCTCCTAAACCAGAAAGCACAACAGATTGAGAAGGACTAAGAATGGTTACAAATGATGAAAATCTAGAAGTTGCATATAGAACAATTGAAAAATTAATAAACAAACTCTGCGTAAATGACGGACATACTCCGTTAGAAGTTGCAGGAGTTATGATGGCACAAGCCATGCGTATATACAAAACTGCACTCGGAGAAGAAGAGTTTGACAGAATGGTTGAAACAATTTTAGAGACAAGAAAAGATGTTACACCATTTCAAAAGCCTACAATAAACTAATGAATTACAAAATATTAAGACCATTTGGCACATCAATCTATCATTCAACAATGAATGATGAAATGATGGATACATTAAGAGATATTGCAAGGACTAGTCGAGATGATGGTTTAGATATGCGTCAACGGTTAGCTGGGAATATTAATCGCGAACGCCAATGGGCAACTAGTCAAGAAGTAAAAGAAACATTTTATCATCAATTACTTCCACATTTAAGAACTTTTGCAGAAATAGAAGACAAACGATTCCAAACTCTTTTAATTAAAAAAAGTGTACAGCAATTTGATTATGATTTTATGAGTTATGGCTTTGTTACTGATCCGTGGATTAACTATCAAAAAGCTAATGAGTTTAATCCAATCCACTCTCATCATGGAGCATATAGTTCAGTCTTATATATAGATGTACCAGAAGAGATTGCACTAGAAAACGAACACGGCGAAAGTAATATGACTTGTAGAGGTCAAATAGAATTTGTTTATGGTAACGACCAATTAGGAGCAAACGGTACACATAAGATTATTCCTAAAACTGGCGATATATTATTGTTTAACGCACAATTAAAACATTGTGTATATCCGTTTACTAGTGATGTAGAAAGAATTAGTATGAGCTTTAACGTAGGTAATATAAACTTTCAATAAGGAGATGTTATGTTAGAAGGACATTTTATTGACCCAGCTGATGCATACGATCATCAACAGAACAAACGAGTAAATGATTTTGTTATGGTGTATTGTCCAAAGTGTCACGAGCGTGTTGAGTTTCCTATTAAGCATGATAAGTCTGATGGATCATATTTTCAAGCAGTTAATATTCCAACAGAGATTGCTTTAAAAATGAAATGGCAGGATCCTATTATTTGTGAAGGTTGTGATTCTAAATTGGATCTTGAAGCTGTATATGAGAAGCCACAACGTGTTGAAATTAAAGTAAAATTAGATTGTTCAGATATGCCAAAGGGCACAGACTCATGGTATGATGAACATGGAAGAGGATATGATTAAGGAGAACCAATGCCCAATTTAATACCAATGGTTGTTGAATCAACCAACAAAGGTGAACGTGCTTATGACATTTATAGTAGACTATTAAAGGATAGAATTATCTTTTTAACAGGACCGATTGATGAGGATAGTGCCGCATCAGTTTGTGCTCAATTATTGTTTTTAGAATCAGTTAGTAAAGATAAAGATATTTTTATGTACATACAATCACCAGGCGGATATGTTCACTCAGGATTAGCAATTTATGATACAATGCAATATGTTAAACCTGATGTAGCAACTGTTTGTATTGGCATGGCCGCATCAGCTGGTTCATTGTTATTAATGTCAGGAGCCAACGGAAAACGTGTTGCTTTACCTAATAGTAAAATAATGATTCACCAACCATCAGGTGGATTTAGAGGACAAGCAACTGACATGGAAATTCATGTTAAAGATATACTTGAAACAAAAGAACGTTTGAATAAATTGTATGCTAAACACACAGGTAAAGAGCTATCAATTATTACTGAAGCAATGGAACGTGATAAATTTATGACACCTGAGGAGGCTATTAGTTTCGGTTTGATTGACAAGATTGAGGAGCACCGTAAGTGATAACTTGGGGTATCGTCGGTAATAGTCATGACGCCAGCATAGCAGTTTTTGATGAACGTAAACTTCTTTGGGCCGCTTTGGCTAAAGACTTTTCTAAAGTAGACAATGATCCTCATTTAAATCCAGAACTTGTTAACGCCGCTAAAGAAGCCGGTGGTTGGCGATCACCTGATAAAGTTATATGGTATGAAACTCCCTTTCTAAAAACTCTAAGACAATGGTGGGCTGGCCAGGGTTGGTTACAAAAAGAAAATAATATTTACAAATATTTAAAAAAATGGGATATACGCTGTCCCATTAAATTTGCTATTCATCATAATAGCCATGCCGCATATGGTTATTATACGAGCGGACTTCCTAATGCAACTGTACTAGTTTTAGATAGTATTGGTGAGTGGGAATGTCTTACTATATGGGCTTGTGCTGGTGATACAATGAAGAAAATTTATTCACAAAAGTATCCACATAGTGTTGGATTATTTTATTCAGCAATGACACAACGTCTTGGACTTAAAGCAAACAGAGATGAATATAAAGTTAATACTTTAGGAACACCTATTAAAGTAGAAGAAAATATGGAGTTGTTAAATGATCTATTAAGTACTTTTATAACAGGCACATTAAATGGTGATATGCCTGGTGTTGAATTTAAAGTTAATCTGCATAAAGGATGTGATTGGTATAAGCCAGAGTTACAAACAGATATGGACATGGCTAGACTTGCAAATGCAACACAATCTGCATTTGAGTTAATGCTTAGATCAAATAGTAAATGGTGTTTAAATCAGTTGCCAAGTCGCAATCTTGTTATAACAGGAGGATGTGCATTAAATAAGACAGCAGTAAACTTAATATCAAAAGATTGGCATAATGTTTGGGTACCACCAAACCCGGGTGATCCAGGTTCATGTATTGGCGGAGTACTAGCAATGAACAAACAACATATTGACTTTGATCCTAAAATATGGTATAATAATAACTAATGATTAAACAAAATATAGATTACGGATACAATATACAAAAAACTTATTTAGAAGTAATGTTAAGTGATGCACAAACTTTTGTGCGTTGCCAAGGTATATTTGATCCATCTTTATTTGATCGTAAGTTACAAAATACTGCTCAGTTTTTAGCAGACTTTGTTTCACAACATAATACACTTCCTACACAAGAAATTATAAACAGTTCTTGTGATGTAAAATTAGAAATATCTAAAGACTTAAATGAACAACATTATGATTGGTTATTAACTGACTTTGAAACTTTTTGTAGACATAAAAGTTTAGAAAAAGCAATTCTTGAAAGTGCTGACTTATTAGAAAAAGGTGACTATGGTCCTGTAGAAGAATTAATAAAGAAAGCAGTACAAATAGGTTTGCAAAAAGATCTTGGTATTGATTATTTTAAAGAACCTAAACAAAGATTATTAGCATTAAAAGATAACAACGGACAAGTAAGTACAGGTTGGGAAACATTAGATAGAAAGTTATTTGGTGGGTTTAACAAAGGTGAACTTAATATATTTGCAGGTGGTTCAGGTGCAGGTAAATCTTTGTTCTTAGCTAACATGGGTGTTAACTGGGTACTACAAGGACTTAATGTTGTATACTTAACATTAGAACTTTCTGAGTCATTAGTTGCTATGCGTGTTGATAGTATGTTAACTGAAATACCGACTCGAGAAATATTTAAAGACCTTGACGGTGTTGAAATGAAGGTTAGATTAGTTAGTAGAAAAGCAGGAGCATTTCAAATTAAGTATATGCCAAGTGGCAAAAATGCAAATGATATTAGAAGTTTTGTTAAAGAATATGAAATTAAAACAGGGCGTAGAATAGATGTATTGCTGGTAGATTATTTAGACTTGTTAATGCCGTTAAGTAAAAAAGTATCACCTAGTGATTTATATGTTAAAGATAAATTTGTATCAGAAGAACTAAGAAATTTATCAATGGAATTAGGAATTATATTTGTAACAGCATCACAGTTAAACAGACAAAGTGTTGAAGAAATAGAATTTGATCACTCACATATTGCAGGTGGATTAAGTAAGATTCAAACAGCAGATAATGTTATAGGTATCTTTACAAGTAGAGCTATGCGTGAACGTGGACGGTATCAAATACAATTAATGAAGACTAGATCATCGGCTGGTATAGGAAGCAAAATTGATTTAATGTTTGATGTTGATAGTTTACGTATTACAGATTTAGATGAAGATGAATCTTATAATGCTGGTACTAGCAACTCTCCTATATTAGCAGGACTTAAAAAAACAAGTACAGTAAGTGAAACAACTGAAGAAATAAAAGAACCAAATGAAGGTACTCCAGTACCAAAAGTTCATGCAGAAACAGATTCAACAAAATTAAGACAGTTTTTAAATAACCTTAATACAGATTAGGAGGCCACATGAAACGACCTTGGAGGGATCAGATTAGAGATTTGATAATGCGTTTATGTTTTGCAATTCCCATATCAGGAGTGTTATTCTGGATAGTGTATAACCTATGAGAACTTTACACATCTTTGGAGATAGTTTTTCACAGCCATTTAAAGAAGACTGGGTGTGGACTAATCAATTAGGTAACAAATTACAAGTTACTGCTTTAAGTAATAATTCTCACATAGGTGTTAGTAATGATTGGATATTTTCTAATGTTCGTGATGCAATACTAGGCAATCAAGAGAAACCGTTAGTAAAAAATGATGTTGTTATAGTTGTATTAACATCACCTCATCGCTATTGGTTCTTTAAAGATAAACCGCAATTCTCAAATTATATGATTAGTAATTGGGATGAATTTGCGTCAAAGAAAGAATTAGATGCTATAAAGGGTTATGTTAATCATATACAAAGAGACGAATTAGACCTGATTAGGACAGAATTTCAAGTAGGTTGGCTCAAAC